GCAAACCTCACTAGAGTAGATCCAACATCAGGCGGCACTACAGGTTTTACTGATTTTGCTGATTTAACCTTTGGTACAGCTACCATAACTGCTAGAGGTTGTATGATATACAATTCAACTGATAGTAATAAATCTGTTGCTACAATAGATTTTGGTGGGGATAAAACTTCAACCGCAGGTGATTTTACGGTAGTTTTTCCTGCCGCAGCAGCAAGTACGGCTATTATAAGAATAGCTTAGTAGCCTATGGCTAACATAACAGGTTGGGGTCGTGGAACCTGGGGTGAAGGTACTTGGGGAGAACCCATACCCGTTACCCTTACAGCTCCGAGTGCAGCTACTAGCGCTGTTGGTTCTTTAACCGTTGTTGCTAAAGCAAATGTAACGCCTGCTTCACAAGTAGGTACTTCTGCTTTAGGTACGGTTTCTATTGATGCAGAAGCAAATGTAACCCCTACAGGACAATCAGGCACCAGCGCACTAGGATCTGTAACAACAGATGCTGAAGCTAATGTCACACTATCTGGACAATCTGCTACAAGTGCTTTAGGTTCGCCATCTATAGACGCAGAGGCTAATGTAACGCCTACTGGACAGTCAGCTACAGGAGCCGTATCTGGAGTAGGTGTAAACGCACAAGCAGTAGCTGTATGTCCAAGTGCTGTAGGAACATTAGGATCTGTATCAGTTGATGTAGATGGTGAAGCAAATGTATCTGTATCTGGCGTTAGCGCAACAGGATCTGTAGGCTCTGTAACAATACACCACAACGAAATATTTACACTAGATGGTGTTTCTGCTACAGGATCTGTAGGATCTCTTACGGTTGTAGCTAAAGCGACAGTATTAATAACAGGCGTATCAGCCACAGGAGAATTAGGAGAACCGTTTGTTTGGAGCCTTATAGACGAATCTCAAACTCCTAATTTTAGTGAAATAGATGAAGATCAAACGCCTAGTTTTACAACCATAGATGATAGCCAAACTCCTAATTGGGAAGATGTTGCTTAACTATGCAGAAGAAAGGTAATATAATCAATTGAACGGAGATATAAATGGCCACTTATGTAAATGATTTAAGACTTAAAGAAATAGCTACTGGTGATGAATCAGGAACTTGGGGAACAAGTACAAACACCAATTTAGAGTTGATTGGTGAAGCACTAGGCTTTGGTACAGAGGCAATAACTACAAACGCAGATACTCACACTACTACTGTTGCTGATGGATCTACAGATCCTGGTAGAGCTATGTATCTCAAATACACAGGCACACTAGACTCTGCTTGCACGATAACAATTGCACCCAATACCATGAGCAGGATGCACTTTATCGAAAACGGCACAAGCGGTTCTCAAAACATAATTATCTCACAAGGTTCTGGTGCTAACGTGACCATACCAGCTGGTGATGTAAAAGCAGTTTATTTAGATGGTGCTGGTAGTGGAGCAGCAGTAACAGATGCTTTTGCTAGTTTAAACACAGTAGATCTAAAAGTTGAAGACGATTTAACAGTTACAGATGATGTTTCTATTGGTGGAGCTCTAACACTTACAGGTAACGGCGACTTTAATGGAGATTTAGACGTAGATGGAACAACTAACCTAGACGTAGTGGATATAGATGGAGCTGTTGATATGGCGAGCACTTTAGCGGTAACTGGAGCAACCACGTTAGGCATTGGTGTGGATATTAACGGCTCTGATGATTTAAGAGTCAGATTTTTAGATGGCGGGACTTTTCAGGGGGGTATGCAGGCTGCTACCACAGCGGGGGATATGATTGCTACATCCGCAGATGGTGATTTATGCATACGTGCAACTAACGATATGTTGTTTAGTGCTGACGGTAACGTAGAAAAATTCAGGCTAAATTCTACTGGAGCGATATTTAATGACACTAGCATAGACCTAGACTTTAGAGTTGAATCCAATGGAAACGCTAATATGTTATTCGTTGATGGTGGCAATGATGCAGTAGCAATAGGAACAGCAGATAATTTAGAAAGAACTTTTACAATATCTACAGGAGCAGCTAAAACATCTACAAGTACCTCTACTCCTTTTGCTATTCAATCAAATGAATCTTCTGCAAACTTTAGACTATCTATACATACTGTAGGAGGTGCTAGTGCCGCAGACAGACGAGCCATGTTTCAAACAGAAGAAGATGGTGTAGCAAACGCAGGTAATATAGTTTTACAACCACATGGAGGAAGTGCTGTTTTTGGTACTGATGGAAATGCTACTTTTGCATCTGGTAGAGGTCTACACATGATGGATGGAACTCTGATAGGGTTTGGTACAGGTAATGGCACTAGACCTGATTTTCAAATAGGAGGAGACAATAGTGGATTAAAATTTATTTGTGGCACAGGCTCAGATGATGCTGATTTAACAATCGACACAAATGGACACCTTGGTATAGGAGTGTCTCCTAGTACTGGTACACTTGATGTTCAAGACAGCACGTCTTCTGGTAATAAAATTCTTGCTTATTTTGTAGGTGAAGGTGTTGCTACAGATGCAGAAGATGGCGGACAATTTATTGCAGTACAAAGAGGTGGTGCTATTTCACAAGTAAATAGTGTGACAGGTGGCATAATAATGGGCTCTAATTCTGCAACAGGCTCTACTGCTTATATAGCTGCTGCTTATCAATTTACATCTGGAAGGGATATAAGATTTCTTGTAAGTAATGACAATACTTCTAATCCAAGTTTAAGAATGGTCTTAAAAGGTGCTGGTCAACTTTTAATTGGTCACACTTCTGTAATTGATGGCGCTCATCTTACTGTTCTTTCAAATGGTGGTGAGGGTATTACTAATGGTACTTCTGGAAGTAACGCATATAGAAGATATTTCCATACAGCATCTACTGGTATTCATAGCTTCACAAGCACCGCTAATACTGCAACATTAACAAATGCGGGTGCTTGGTCAAATGCTTCTGATATAGCTTATAAAGAAGATATACAAGATATTCCTTATGGTTTAGATACTGTAAAAGCCTTACGACCTAGGACGTATAAAATGAAAGGTACTGATATAGGAGATGGAAGAGGTCTTGACCAAAAAATTGGTTTTGTAGCACAGGAAGCTGAATTAGTTGTACCAGAAGTAGTTGATGGAGTAGAAGGTGAAAAAACTTTAGTGTATGGAGAGCTAACAGCAGTTTTGGTAAAAGCCATACAAGAACTAGAAACAAGAGTAGCAACTTTAGAAGGATAAAATTATGGCAATAAACTATACTTGGGATGTAAACACTTGTGATGTTTACCCAACAAAAAGTGGTAAATCTAATGTAGTCCATTCTGTGCATTGGAGGTTAACTGGAACAGACGATAGTAATAATGATGCTAACGGAAACCCACAAAAAGATTTTATTATTGGGGTTGTTGAATTGGATGTATCTGATTTATCTAATTTTACTAACTGGTCAAGCCTTGATGCAGCTAAAGTACAAAGCTGGGTAGAAAGTTCTTTAGGGGAAGACAAAGTAACGGCTTTAAAACAAAACATAGAGAATGTAATAGCAGAAAAAGTTTCACCCACATCAAAAGAAAAAATACTAGGATAAAAATATGGAACAACAATACTTTGTAAACATGCTACAAATTTTAGACGTAGCAACAGAAAGAGGTGCCTGGAAAGGTCCAGAAGTAGAAGCCATAGCTATGTTGCGTAAACAAACTATGGAACAAATACAAAAAATGGCAGAGGAATCTAAAAAAGAAGAACCTCAATTAGAATCTGTAACTAAAAAAGTTGGAGAAAAATAATGATGTGGATTAATATATTTATGTGGATAACAGCAATTATAGCCATAGCTTCACTTGTAGCTGCGGTTACACCTACTCCCCAAGGAGATAAATGGTTGGCTAAACTTTATAAGCTAATAGATCTTCTAGCTTTAAATATCGGCAAGGCCAAGGATAAATAATGAAGTGGTGGGGTAAATTAGTAGATAAAGTAACTGGCACTAAAAGAGTAAAGGTTAGAGCCAGAGATGAAGACGGTAAGTTTGTGGGAGATGACAAATCAACTCCAGACGTCAATGAAGCCTACACTACAAAAAGGGTAAAAGACGAGGGATGAGTACAAACGATTCTGATTTAACGTCTTTAAAAGTATACGAAAGAGAGTCTGCAATAAGATTTGAGTATATTGAAAAAAGATTAGATGAAGGATCTGCAAAATTTAAAAGACTTGAAGCCCTTATATGGGGTATCTACCCTGTATTGATAACTTGTTTGGTTGCCACCAGGTATATCTAATGTATGAATACAGTTGCAAAGTTGAAAAAGTGGTTGATGGCGATACCATCGATGTTATTTTGGATCTCGGTTTCGATATTTTGTATAAGTCTCGTGTTCGTCTATATGGTATTGATACTCCCGAGTCACGTACTCGTAACTTGGATGAGAAGGCTAGAGGAAAAATGGCTTCGACTTTCTTAAAAGAAGCAATAGCAGAAGGCGATAAAGTCGTAATACAAACCAAGTTAAAAGATTCAAAAGGAAAATTTGGCAGAGTTTTAGGTGACGTCGTAGTTGATGACGTCAACATCAACAAACTTATGATACAGTGCCATCTTGCAGTTGCCTATCACGGCCAATCAAAAGATGATGTAGAGGCCGAACACATGCGAAACCGAGACATTCTCATAGAGAAGGGTCTTTATACACCAATAGACTGATGGACCAAGCAGTTCAATTTATCAATGAAGTAGGCTTCCCGATAGCTGCTGCCTTAGGTCTGGGGTTCTTTATTTGGAAACTTATTAACCGTATCATTGACGGTATGGAAACTAAAGTTGACGTTCTTGACGACAAGGTTGCAGATCAGATAGAACAAATGGAACAAAGACTAGGAACGAAACTAGACTCGCAACACGGGATTTTGGTCGCTCTTATTGATCGCGTCAGAAGTTTAGATAACGAAATAATACGTCAAGATACACTTATCAAAACCATATTAGGTGTACCGCAGTTGATAGATAGCAATAAAATTGCAAAAGCAGACCGAGATGACCAACGAAAAGACTGATGAATTTAAACAATAGTATATTTTTTATAATAGGCACCACAATCATTTTATTGGTAGTTGCAATTCAACAAATACAAGCTGACGAAATGGTACATGAATTCAAAAACCCCTCGTTTAGCGGAGTTGGTACGTCTAGTCATTATCTTACTATTGAAAACCAAGAGACTAATCGTAAACAAGCTATTAAAGATGAAATAGAAGCTTTACGTGACGAAATAGAAAGAGAAAAGACCAATACTGTTGAAGCAAGGTTTATGAGAAACCTGACCAGCAGAATATATGCAAACCTTGCAAGACAAATAGAAGCATCTTTATTTGGTGAAGAAACAAGTAAAAGTGGATCTATGGAACTGGATGGCAACACTATTGAATATGAAATTACAGACGAGGAAGTAAGAGTTACTATTACTGATGAAGACGGCAATGTTACAGAGGTTATTGTTCCCATTGGCGGTTTCACTTTCTAGCTGTACGCTAATGATTGATCCCCTTGCGAATAATTTACCACCTTTTGAAAACGTACAAAAAGCAACTGTAGAGTCTTTATATACAGATTTATCAGATATTGGTGAACCTGTTAGAAAACCAGTCATAGCTGTATATCCTGACGGTTTTAAAGATCAAACAGGTCAGCGCCGATCAAATTCAAAATACGCCACATTTAGTACAGCTATTACTCAAGCACCTCACGCTTACCTCATACGCGCACTAAAACACTCCAACTTCTTTGATGTGGTAGAAAGGGTATCACTAGATGCGGTTACTAAAGAAAGGCAGTTAATCAGATCAACAAGAGAGACATTTGAAGAAGAACAAAAACTTATGCCGCTCAAATTTGGAGACATGATAATGACTGGTGGTGTTTTGTCTTATCAAGCAAATATAAGCTCTGGAGGCATGGGAGCCAGGAATTTAGGCATTGGTATGTCACGTCAGTTTAGAGAAGACATACTGACAGTAAGCCTTAGAACAGTTTCAGTAAGTACTGGTAGAGTGCTTTTTGAAGTTTTGGTTACTAAAACCGTATTGTCTGCATCGTTGGATAACGACGTATTTAGATTTGTATCAGACAATACAGAATTGGTAGAATTAGAAGGGGGCGCGGTAAAAAATGAGCCGACCAGTATTGCTTTGCAGATGGCTATCGAGACAGCCGTTGCAGAGACGATCAAACAAGGCTTAGAGAATAAATACTGGAGGTTAAAAGAATGAAAAGACTTTTAATTATTATGATTATGTCTGCCCCCCTTTTTGCAGCAGACAACGAGATATTTGTAGATCAAAGTTCAGGATCTTCAAATTCAAATATGGATTTAGAACAGCTTGGTTCTGGAAACATTATTGGAGGTATAGATGCTACAGCAGGCTCAATGACTGCTCTTGATTTAGATGGTACTGCTATGACTCTTGATATTAACCAAATAGGAGACAGTAACAAATTCTTAGGTGACATCACCGCAGATTCATATACTGGCTTTTTTGAATTTGATGGTAACAGCAATACCTTTAACATGAATACAGACAAGACTAACACCTACGGTGCAGACTCATCCAATATTAATGTTGACGTCACGGGCAATAGCAATACGTTCACTTTGAATCACGCTACCGTTGCTTTAGCAAGTACTCTTGACCTTGATTGGATTATAAATGGATCAAGTAACAGTATTACGTCTGCAATAGACATAGATGGTGCTACAAACTACATGGATATAGACGGTTCAGATAATACAGTTACTTATGATGGCGATGGGTATGCAGGTGGCTATTTTTGGCTAGACCATACTGGTAGTAATAGAACTTTTAATATTCAACAACAAAGCACATTAGACAATGATTGGCTCAAGATTATTAGCGTTGGTTCTACTAATAGCACCGTTTGCGTTATTCAAAACGACCAAGGTACTAGCACAAGCTGTTGATATCGGAAGTATTAGCGAACTAAAAGGCGACGCCCAAATAGTCAGAGACAAGCCGTACGGAGCTGAACTAGACTTTGGCATACTAAGTTATGACAAAGTAGAAACCGCAAATGGTCGTATGGGTATTACGTTTATTGATGAAACCGAAATAAGATTGACAGAAAACTCACAAGTGTTGATTGACGAGTTTGTGTTTGATCCTAACCCAGACAACTCTAAGATGGCTTTAACTTTTGCTAAAGGTACTGCACGATTTGTTACAGGCAAACTTAATAAAGTTCCAAAGAAAAACATTAAGATACGCACCAATAGTGCAACTATAGGCATAAGGGGAACAGACTTCACCATAACTGTAGATGAACTCGGTAGATCGTTGGTCATTTTATTACCTAATCCTGATGGCACGTCTAGTGGTGAAATAACAGTAGAAACAGCTATGGGCATGGTGGTTCTTAACCAACCTTACGAATCTACGGTGGCTAGTGTCTATGAGCAAGCACCTACCAGTCCTGTTATCTTGGATATAACGCTTGATTTAATTGACAATATGTTGATTGTAAACCCACCAGAACCCAAAGAAAATTTACAAGAAGATACTCAACAACAAACCACAGCAGATTATTTAGACTTTAATGACCTAGAAATTGATTACTTGTCAGAAAATTTCTTAGACAACGAAGCAGACTTAGAGTTTACAGAGTTAGATATAAATTACCTGGATGTAAACTTTCTTGAAGACCTTTTGAATATTATTGACGCTTTAGCTGTTGACGAAGAAGAAGATCAATTAAGTAAACTTGCTACTGGTATTACAATCGCTGGTACGGATATAGGCCAAGACAAAGATACTCAAATTACAACTATAATTACTGGTCAAGTAATAAGTGTACGTAGATCGGTAGGTGATACTTTTAGATTGGATTTGGACGGATCAAGTGCTTATACGCTAATTCTTTTTCAAAATGGCGTAGAAAATGTAGTTAAAGTAAACGGTGGCTCTTCTAACACAATTACGATAAAACAAAGTAGTTAGTCAACAAAGATACTAATAAAAGTGGATAAATTAAGTTAAACTTATAAAAATAAACACAAAAACGAGGACGACATGAAGGCACTACTTAAAAACTTAGTTGGATCGGTAGCACCAACCCTAGGTACAGCTCTAGGGGGTCCGATGGGAGGTATGGCTGCAAACATGATTGCAGATGTATTGGGGTGCAAGAACGAACCTAAAGAAATACAGAAAGCTATAGACAATGCCACACCCGAACAAATGCTTGAGCTGAAGAAAGCTGAAGCTGAGTTTGAACTGAAGATGAAAGAGCTAGAAGTAGATGTATTTAAATTAGAAGTACAAGACACTCAAAACGCCAGACAAACCTTTTCTAAAGATTGGACTGCTAGAATTATAGGTATTGCTGTTATTGGTGGATTTATGGGATACATATTCTTGGTGACTATCCAGCCTCCAGAACAAAACTCAGAAGCTTTGATAAATCTAGTCTTAGGATATTTAGGCGGTTTAGCGTCAGCTATTATTAGTTTTTACTTTGGAGCATCTAACACAACCAAGGACGATTAATATGAACATATCTGCGGAAGGTATATCGTTAATAAAAAACTACGAGGGTTGTCGTTTAGAAGCGTATCAAGATTCGGTAGGCGTTTGGACAATTGGCTACGGACATATCAAAGATGTAAAAGAAGGCGATAAGATAAATCAAGACGAGGCTGAACATTTACTTAAAGAAGAAATGCCTGAATACGAAGGTTATATAAATAATATGGTCGAAGTACCACTAGAACAATGTCAGTTTGATTCGTTAGTATGTTGGGTGTATAACTTGGGACCAACCAATCTAAAAGATTCTACTTTGCTTCGTATATTGAACGAAGGAGATTACGGTGGTGTGCCAGAACAAATAAAAAGATGGAATAAAGCAGGTGGCGAGGTTTTAGCAGGTTTAGTCAAAAGAAGACAAGCAGAGGCAAATTTATTTGAAGGAAAAGAGTGGGAGAAAATCTAAATGCCATATTCAAAAGTTCAGTTCAAGCCAGGTATATACAGAGAAGGGACAGCGTATAGTGCCGAGGGAGGTTGGTTTGATTGTAATTTAATTAGATTTAGAGAGGGTAGAGTAGAAAAATTTGGAGGTTGGCAAAAACTTACTGACAGCACATATCTGGGTACTGCTAGAGCGTTACATAATTGGATTTCTTTAGGTGGCAACAAATATCTAGGAGTTGGAACGCATCTAAAATATTACATAAAAGACGGTACAGCTTTTGCTGACGTCACCCCAATTCGTAAAACAACAACAAACGCAGCTACTTTTGCTGCTACTAACGGTTCTTCTACCGTAACGGTTACGGATGCCAGTCATGGCGCAGTAAATGGTGATTTTGTTACATTTTCTAGTGCTGTATCTTTAGGCGGTAACGTAACAGCTGCTGTATTAAATCAAGAATATCAAATAGATTTAGTGACAGGGACTAACACTTATACGATAACCGCAAAAGACACATCTGGTTCTACGGTTACAGCTAATGCGAGTGACTCAGGAAATGGTGGTTCAGGTACAGATGCAGTTTACCAAATTAATACGGGTCTTGATGTTTACGTGCAATCAACAGGGTGGGGTGTTGGGACTTGGGGCGCAGGCGGTTGGGGTTCAGCTACCGCTTTAGGTGGCAACAACCAGCTTAGACTTTGGACACATGATAACTTTGGAGAAAATTTAATAATAAATCCTAGAGGTGGCGGTATTTATCGTTGGCTTGAAAACAACGGAACTAGCACTAGAGCTGTCCAATTATCCGATATAGCAGGAGCTAATCTTGTACCAACCGTAGGATTACAAGTAATAACTTCAGAAGTTGATAGACACCTTATTGTTTTAGGTGCAGATCCAATATCAGGCAGCGCTCGGACTGGTTCCATAGATCCAATGTTAGTTGCTTTCTCCGATCAAGAAAACGAACTTGATTTTGAACCTATCATAACTAATACCGCTGGATCTGTAAGATTGTCTTCTGGCTCCAGTATAGTGGGCGGAGTAAAAGCAAGACAAGAAGTTGTAATCTTTACAGACACCTCTGTATATTCTATGCAGTTTGTAGGCGCACCTTTAACTTTTGCTATAAATCTTATAAATGAAGCATCAGGTCTTATAGGTCCAAAAGCATCTGTCACATCTTCAGGCGGCGTATTCTTTATGGGTTATGGTAATTTCTATTTATACAACGGTACGGTGCAGGAACTGCCTTGTAGCGTTCATAATTATGTTTTTGGAGATATAAATACTAACCAAGCTTTTAAAATACAAGCTTTTACAAATAAAGAACATAACGAAGTAGGTTGGTTTTACCCTTCTGCATCAAGCGAAGAAATAGACAGGTATGTTATATACAACACTCAGCAACAAATTTGGTACTACGGTCAATTGGTAAGAACCGTATGGTTAGATTCAGGTGTTGAATCTTTTCCGCAAGCCACCGATGGGGGTGTCTTATATCAACATGAAGTAGGATTTGATAATGACGGAAGTGCAATGACTAACGTGTTTGTAGAATCAGCCGATTTTGATATAGGTGATGGTGATCGCTTTACGCAAATATCTGCTTTGATACCTGATATTAAATTTTTACAGGATGATAATTCTGGATCAGTCAACGTGGTAACTAAAGTAAGAAACTTCCCAGGCGATTCTTTAACTACCGATTCTACATCCGAAGTATCTTCAACTACTCAAAAAGTCAATTTAAGAGCGAGAGGCAGACAAGCTGTAGTGCGATTTGAATCAAACGACGACGCTACTGGTAATGGTAATTTGTCTATTGGATGGCGTTTAGGGGATACCAGAATGGATGTTAAGACTGATGGTAGAAGATGAGCAAATTACTAGAAACTCGTCTACCTACAGAACTACAGCCTTCTGTAACCAAAGAAAACTTTAACAGATTAACCAGAATACTGGAGTTGAACCTTGGTGCGTTTGACCCGAACTCTACACCACAATTCAACGATACTGAGCTTGGTTCTTTAAAATTTAACGAAGGTGATGTAGTATGGAACACATCTATTGGAGTTTTACAGGTTTATACTGGAAACAAATGGATACAGCTTCATACGCCTAAGAATCCACAGGGGTTTGAACTGCAATCAGAACTGGGTTCTGTAACTGTCAGAAACAACGGAGCGACAAGTATAAAGGTTTGATATGCAGGCTGTAGAAAGTACAAATTCAGCGTATGAGGTAAAAAATTTACTTCTGAGCCGACCTTCTGACTGGTTTATACAAGACCAAACTTTTCAAACGATTAAAGACTCTCAACTGGATATTGTTCGCTTCCTTAAATCAAAAGGCCAAGAAAACTTAGAAAACCTACCTTTACATACGGTTATTGATGAACCTATCAAAGATGTGTATACCGCACCTATATTCTCAGAAACATTTTGCGATATATTCAAAGACGAACTAGAAAATATAAAAAAACACTTCAATTTTGAGCCTAATTCAGAAGAAGACACACTCAGACAAATACCAGAAATAGTCTTACAAGACCATATTCCTGAACTCTACCTGTCTTTGATGAACGTGGTCAGCACCATTTTCAACCCAATATTTATGGGGCTTTGGGGCAGAGTCGTAACAGATGGCGGCATACAAATAGCCAATTACAATATAAGAGATAAACAACAAGGCGCTTGGCACCACGATGCAAGCGCAGATATAAGCGTAGTTGTACCTTTAAATACAGGTGAATACGAGGGGGGTGGTACAGAATTTCAAGGCAGAGGAGTCGTTGAACCGCTTCCTACAGGTAGCGCTTTGATGTTTCCAAGCTTTACCCATATGCACCGAGGACTGCCCGTACAATCAGGAGATCGTTACTTATTGGTTTTTTGGTTGATTTCGCGTCCTTGTTGGGAAGATAAAAAAAACTATTTAGAAATGAATTTTATTTAACAATATCGCTAAAAACAGTAGAATTAAAGACAAATGGATAGAATAAACAGAACTGGGACAGGAATAGCAAGTTTGGGCAGAGACGAAGATCAGTTTCTAGCTCACGTTGCTTTGGGCGAGCGTGTCGTACCACCTGTTATATCAGCTGCAACTCAAGCGCGTATTAACCAAGAGATGAGGGCAGCTGGCCTTGATCCAAACGAATATGCTGTTGGATCTGGTATGTCCATCAACCCGATAACAGGACTGCCTGAGTTTGGTTTTTTTAAGAAAGCTTTCAAGTCAATCAAAAAGGTAGCTAAGAAAGTAGCACCAGTGGCGATGTTTATACCAGGCGTAGGATCTGCTCTAGGAGCTTTAGCTGGTGGATTAGGAACAGGTATAACAAGTTTAGTGGGGAGCATACCAGGGGTAGGCGGCGCTTTGTCTAGTGGTTTAGGCGCAGTTGGTAAAGCTATAAGTGGTGGTATAGGAAGTTTAGGAAAAATGCTTCCTGGCGGATTTGGCGAAGGTTTTCAAAACTTTTCGCAATTTGCAGAAGGAACAGGATTAGGAGGTGGCGCTTTACGTGATTCACTTAGAACTGCTTTATCTGGCGGATTGGGTGGACTAACTCAAGGTGGTCCGCTAGGCGGACTTTTTGGAACACCAGGTATCAATCCTGTCGCTAACTACACACCGATGTCAGATACGATGGATGGACAAATAACTGGGTATAGGGGGCCAGATGGGAAAGTTATATCTGTAGATCAATACAATCAAATGGTTTCTAACACATCAGGTCTAGGTCGTATAGGTGAATTTATTTTACCAGGGCAAGACAACAAAGGACTTTTTGCAAATTTAGGGCTAACGGGAGAAAAAGGTCTTTTAGGGGGGATAGGCAGTATGGCTGGAGGTTTCCCTGGTGGCGGATTAGGTCTTGGTTTAACAGGTTTGCTTGCTAAAGCCGTATACGACGATACAAAAAGTAGAGCTGGTGGTTTAGCTCAAACTCCTCAAGTGATGATGGATCAGCTTGGTAGATACCAATTATCAAAAGAACTAGGAACTGGCGGAACAAGAGGCGAATTTGGTTTGGCCCCTAAACCAGCTGTTTTGGACGTGGAAGGTGCAGGAAGACAAGCATTTGCAGTTGGCGGTGTAGCTGAACTGGATTTACGTGAAGGCGGAGAGTCAATCGGGCCAGGTACAGGCACTTCGGATGATATACCAGCGATGTTGAGTGATGGCGAGTTTGTAATGACAGCCAAAGCGACAAGAGGCGCTGGTGCTTACGATTTAAAAAAAGGTAAGTCAGGTATTGAATTGGTTCAAGGCGGCGAACCTTCAAGAGAAAAAGGCGTAGACAACATGCGCGAGTTAATGAATATATTTGAGGGAATGTAATGGCAGAAGCTATCAATCCAATCGTAACTAATATTGCAAGAGACGAAGTAATATCAGATCCTTTTGTTAGAGAGGCTTATTTTGGTTCTCCTGATACGCCAGGCATAATCTCTCAAGCCATAACCGCAGCTAATAGAGCTTTTGGTCAACCAGCGATACTAAGACAAACTGCTGGACTGTCTCCATTAGAACTTGCCGCCATGCAAGGAGCCTATGGTGGTTTAGGTTCATATCAACCGTATCTAGATGCCAGCACTAGAGCTTACCAAGAAGGCATGGGAATGTCTCGTAGAGCGGGTGAATTGGCGCAACCTTACTTTGCTGGCGAACAAGCTTATTTAGGAGCAGCAACGGATACAGCTAGACGTGCTGCTGGTATGCAGTTTGATCCTAACTTAACCAGACAATTTTTTGACCCGTTTGAAGATAGAGTCGTACAACAGACCATAGATGACGTATTCAAACGTGGAGAGCTACAAGATATAGATGCAAGAACAAGAGATATATCGCAAGGTGGTGAATCTGCTTTTGGTTCAAGAGCAAGATTAAGCGCAGACGAAAGACGAGCTGCATTAGGCAGAGGTCTTGGCGAGGCTTTGGCGGGTATAAGAAGTCGAGGATTCGGACAAGCGCAACAGGCTGCGCTTGGGGAGTTTGGTAGACAAGCTGGAGCCAGAGAACGATTAGCTGGTACTTTAGCTGGATTTGGAACACAGTTGGGCGGCATAGGCGGCAGACGCGCTGGATTAGCGAGAACTATAGGATCAGATATCGCTGGTTACGGAGCTGGTATAGGTGGATTAGGAAGGGATGTAGTTGATTTAGGTATCAGGTCAAGAGGCGAATTGGCGGGATTAGGCGCTACAGCTAGAGGTCTTACTGACACTGCGCTTGGCAGAGAATACGAACAAGCAGTACAAACTAGAATGGCTCCAACACAAGCGGCTCAATTTGTTAGAGGATTTTTACCCACATATCAAAGCGGAAGAACACAAGTTGCTACAACTTACGGAGCGCCAGCTGATCCATTAAGTGCTGGACTTGGAACATTTTTAAGCACCTATGCTAACTTTGCAAAACCGCAAACCACAACTTCTAGCGATCCCGCATCAACTGCTGCTACCGCAGGCGGAGCCGCAACTCCAGCTGTAGTTTACGGTAATCCATACGGACAATATAATCCTTACACTGGCGGAGGAACTTATACAGCGTAATGAATGTTTTACAACGAAAAATGTTTGCAAATGGTGATGCAGTAAATTCACCAGTTACCGATTTATCGCGTTTGATAGCTAACTACGCTACGAGTGGTTTAAGCCCTTTACAAATTTTTGAAGTGTTGCAACAAGACTTTGCTCAACAAGGCATACCGATGGATGTTGGTTTACGAACCATTGAAAGAATAGCGCAAGAAGTGGGTGGTCCGATGAAAGATGACCCGATGATTACGGATCCCCCTTTTGGAGGACCAAGACCATTAACTCCTGAAAGATTAGATGAAATGGCTCAAGGGCCTTTTGACACGTCTGTAGATATAGCTCCAGATCGTTTACCACCAGCCGACCCTTCTCTTGACCCTAGACTTGGTACTTACGCGCAACAAGGTGACACACTTAATCCAGCGGCAACTCCTGATGTTGTAGATTTTACTGAAGACTTACAAGGATTGATGGATACTGACATCACTGTAGAAGGGGATGAACAGCCAGAAAAAAAATTAGGTCCAAATGAAATTAGGCTAAGTGACGGGCGTGTGATTGATTTTTCGCAAGGTATAAAAGACATACAAGAAGGTAGGGGAAAAGGTGCTTTTATATACCGTATATTCAATTCTCCAGATATTGAAACGGGAGAAAATGTTGATAAAGCACTCACACAATTTATTAACGTGGATGAGCCTGGAGCAATAAGATTTTTTGGAGAGTTAGGCGGAGGCACGTTGGAAGAAAGAAGAGGAACTGCCTTTGGACCAGAGGACATAGGAAGTGGTTTGATTGCGGGCGCAAAAGGATTATTTGATTTTGGCAGAGAGGGTTTAGCAACTATTATACCAGGTGCTATTTCACCATTTCTGGGGCGCGAAACTGTTGAAAATGTAAGAGAATTTTTTGATGCAGATTTTCCAGAAGGATA